GAAATTACAAAAACACTTGTATTCTAGAATATGTGTGTTATAATATGAGTGTAAAGAAAGAGAGGACAAAGAAATGAGTCGAATTTATAAACATGGTCACTACCCAAGCGAACTAACAATGGATAACGTTAATTCTATTGTTGATATTATAGAAACTTATTTATGTAATTATAATCTTGGTTTTCATCTTGTATACCAACGTACACATTTAATTCGTATTGATATTTATAAATTAAATTCTAGAAGCCTGATGGCAAGTTATTCATTTAAGTTTAATACTTTATCTGTATTTAAACGAAAGGTATTACAAGGCGTGGTTTCACTTGAACAAATGAAAGAGGAGAACGCTAAGCGCGGTTATCTCTATGATGAGTGGTATTAATTATGGGTATTAGTAATTTAATCCTTGCAAGTTTCATAATTTGGGTGTTATTATCTGTATACCAAATATATCAACAATGTAAAGGAAACTTTAAGTATTACAAAGTATCAAACAGATACATAAATTTCATTATATTATTAATTATAATGTTAGCTATGTGGTTTGTTTTAATAAATATGCAAATTGATGAACTGCTGGAGGTGCGAAATGTAAAATAATAAGTGTTATGACTTCACTAAAAAGCGTATAGGTTGTAAATATGGTGTTATGCTTAACCCGAAAATTAAACAACTTGAAATAATTTAATTAAAAAAGCAATGTTAAAATTAAAAGGAGAAAATTAAAATGGAAAACATGAAAAATGAAGTAGTATCAATGGAAAATACAGGGTTGGTTGTAACTGAGGACATGACACACGAACAACGTGTTAATTTATTCAACGCGGTAAATAATGCGGAAGGTTTAAGTGATCAAGTTGGTAAAGATTTATTCTTGACAGGGTATATTGTTCAAGACGTGGAAAAAGAAAATGAACAAACAGGTGAGATCATTTGTTCAAAATTAATTACTGTTATTGATAAAGATGGTAAAGCTTATGCAACAAACAGTAAACCTTTCTTGCAAAGCTTAAAGCAATTAAAGCAAGTGTTCAATTATGACTGGACGAAAGAACCGGTTTGTGTCACAATCATTCAGAAGAAATCGAACTCAAGCACAAATAAATATTTGTCTATGGCTGTTAAATAGCCTATTAAATAAGGGTGTTAGCCAAACACCCTTTTATTTTTGACTTAAAAGGGGGTGTTTAAATTGGCTAAAATGAGGAAGTCAACAAAAGACGTTAAGCGTTTGCGAAATGCAATTGCAAGTGCCAAGCGTACAGCAACGAAAGCCCAAAATATGGGGCAGGATGTTGTTTTTAATGATATTCGTACAATAAAAGATTTCAATGATCGTAAAGAGTTCAATAAATATTTAAAATCAATTGATAAATTCAACAAAGAAAATCGTTATCTTAAAAATCAATATGGTGTTGTTTTTAATCGTAACGATATTGAAAAAGCGAATAAATTAATAGATAAACAGAATAAACAGAAAAAGAAATTGATGCGTACTGTAGGTTTAAATAAATTAAAGGAAACAAAAGGTGGTATTTCAACGGGTGTTTCTGTTAGACAGGCTTTATCTGTATTAAAAGATGATAGAGGTGGGTTTTTCGAAACTGTCCATCATGTAAATATTCAAACATATCGTTATCCTAAACAATTAGATAATCGTATTGAAAGCTTAGAGGAAAATACTAAGAAGAAAAATAAAAAAATCACAACATTTAGAGAGAATTATAAAACAGCTATAGATAAACAAATACGAGGGCACAATATAACAGAGGAAGAAGGACAACAAATTTTAAAAGATATGAGATCATTATCAGATAAAGAATTATTAAAATGGTTGTATCAAGAACGAAAAGCGATAAATACTTTTAAATATTTGGATTTAAGTCGCGAATACACAGAAAATCAAAAATTTGTTAATGAACAATTAAGTAAAGCTATAAGAGAAGATTTAAGTGATGTGAGAGATAGCCTGGCTGTATTTACAGGACGTGCATATGTTAAAGATGGTATGGTTAAATATAAGTAGTATAAAGGGGGTTGTAGTATGTCGAAAAATAAAAGTCCGAAAGAAGTTTGGGCATGCGATTTTGAGACAACTACAGATCCTTTAGATTGTCGCGTTTGGGCTTGGGGGGCAAGTTTTGTTGAAGATTCAAATATAAAGGAATATGGTAATACAATTGATACGTTTATAGATTGGTGTAAAGAGAAAACACGTAAATTATATTTTCATAACCTTGCTTTTGATGGTGAATTTATTGTGAGCTGGCTTTTAAATAATGGGTTCGAGTATTCAGACAAACCTAAAACGAATTGTTTTAAGACGATCATATCAAATACGGGGTTATGGTATTCCATTGAAATATGGTGGAAGTACTCAATTTATAGGTCTACAAAAACTACTATATGGGATTCGTTTAAGTTAATTCCTTTTAGTATTAAAAAGATCGCGCACGACTTTAATTTACCAATTCGGAAATTAAAGTTAGACTATACAACGAAAAGAGAAAAAGGACATGAGTTAACACCGCATGAAATAGATTATTTGTTTAACGATATTGATATTGAAGGTATGGCATTAAACGAATGTTTTAAGCTAGGATTTAACAAGATGACCGCTACAAGCTGTAGTTTTGACGCATTTAAGAAAACTTTACCTATGTCATTTGAAAAAATATTTCCACCTTTAGATATGATTGTTGACCGAGATTTAAGACCCGCTTATGCTGGTGGGTTTGTATGGGCAAACCCTGAATTAAAAGAAAAAGAGATAGAACAAGGCATAGTTTTTGATGTCAACTCTCTTTTTCCATCTCGTATGTATTATGAATTATTACCTTATGAGACTCCCATATATTTTGAGGGAGAATATAAGCATGATAATGAATATCCTTTATGGGTTGGTGTTATTAGTTTTGCGTTTGATATTAAAAAAGATCATATTCCTTGTATTTCATTAGATAAGTTTTCTCGATTTTTTGGGAGTAAAAAATACGTTGAAAGTTCAAATGGTGATATTGTACGAATGACTGTAACCAGTGTTGATTGGGAATTATTTAATGAACAATATGATATTTATGATGTTGAATTTATCAACGGGTATAAATTCAAAGGTTGTGTTGGTATCGCTAGGCAGTTTATTGATGAACAAATGGAAGTTAAGAAAAATTCAAAAGGTGCGCAAAGGTTTATTGCGAAAAGACAATTAAATTCGGTGTATGGAAAATTTGCAACGAACCCGAATGTCACACCTAAAATTCCTTTTATTGATAAAGATGATGGAGTGTTAAGGTTACACGATCCTATGTATACAACGTTTGAAGATGGAGAAGTGAAAGAGGTTATTGATGAACAATTTCGCGATCCTATTTACCTTCCTTATGGCGAATTTGTTACCGCCTATGCACGTAAATATACAATCAGTACTGCACAAAAAGTAGGAATACATAGAGTTGCATACATTGATACGGATTCTATACATTTAGTAGGCACACAAGTACCGGACGCCATAAAAGATATTATTGATGATAAGGAGCTAGGTTATTGGGGTCTAGAATCTATTTTTAACAGATCGTATTTTATTGGTGCGAAATCTTACGTTGAAGAAATTGAAATCAGTTATAAGGAATATGTAGAGCACCAACAAGAGTATATTGATGAGAATGATTGTAAGGATAATCTTTATTATATTCGTGGTGGGGTCTGTTATTACTTAAATGTAAAGTGTGCGGGAATGACGGAAAAGGCAAAGCAAAATGTGACATATGATAACTTTAGAGTTGGTAATGTTATTAATGATTGTCTTAAAAAGACACATGTCCCTGGTGGTATCGTCTTAGTTGATAGACAGTTTTCGATTAAAAGTAGGTAAGGAGGTTGATAAGGTGATAAGTGTTTTAAGTGTTATAATAAAATATTTAATTATGGCATTATGTTGTTTAAGCGTAACATTTTTATTTACTGTATACGCAATAGGAATGATATTGATATTTGTTTGGATTATAAAGGAGTGATATTATGAATTTGTTATTAAATATAATTGTTGTTGTTTTCGTTGGTTTAATTATTGACTATAGCTATAACAATTTGCGCAATGAAAATAAAATGCTACGTAAAGATATTGATGAGCTACAATATAAATTGTTAACTTATGAAAATGGTGGAATATTTGAAGAGTGTGATAAAAGATTGAAGGAATTCAATGAGATCATGTTCGGAAGTCCTCCACTTAAAAATAAAGTGGTAATTGTTAGAAGTATAAAAGATTATGATTATTCAGCTTACAGAAAAGACATAGACGCGTTAAATGAATATTTAAAAGATGGTTGGAGCATTGTCAATCATGAGACAAATGAATTTGTACACACATATATATTAGGAAAACCATTAGCATGGTCTAAAGAAAAAGAAGGTGATAATAATGATGAGTGAGAAGTCAAAAGAAAATCGAAATAAATGGTATCGAGAACATGTTAATAAGTATTGTGTTTGTGTTAACAAAGAGGAGGTTGAAATAGTTGATTATATTGAGTGCTTATTGAAATCCAAAAAATTTAGTAAATATGTTAAAGATAAAATTAAAGAAGATTTGAAAAAAATAAAATAACATGCTATTATTATTACGTAAGGAATAAAGAACGGAAATCAGACATGGATACCGGAATTACTCGTGGTGAAACATGCCGGTAACATAATTAGGGATAGTAATCTAGCTGGTAACACTTTAAACTTTACAACCTATATTTATAAAACCCTCATGAAAGAGGGTTTTAATTTATATTGACATTAGTTTTTAATTATCTTATATTTAAATAAGAAAGGAAGTGTGCACATATGGATAGAGATGAATTAAGAGGTAAATTCAGTGAGGTACTTACAGTTGACGACCAGGCTAAGAGATCAACTTTATTAAATGATATGCGATCTGAGGTTGAAAAAACTTTTAATGAGTTAGATAATTTAAAGAAGCTAAATGAAAGTCTAGTTGATAAAAATAACACTTTAACCGAAGCTAACTCGAAATTGTTTATGCAAATTGGCACAGAAAACAGTCAAGATGACAAGCCAACGCATAACACATTAGATTTACGTAAATTAGGCGTATAGAAAGAAAAAAGAGGTGATAAAATATGCCAAGAACAACAGCAAAAGACGTTGCTAAAACAATTCAAAATGATTTAGGTTTAGAAAATGAGCCAACAGGACAAGATGTTGCCAGTGCAATGTATAACCTAAGTTCAGGTAATTTTAAAAGTACAATTGGTGATCCTAATGAAACTAGTTCATTAGATTTTATGAATGGATTATTAGAATATCCTGATACATTAGGTGTTGAATTTATGACTTTAGCTACTCGAATTGGTAGAGTTATTGCACATAGAAATATTTTAAGAAATAAACTGGCTCCGTTTAAAATGGAAAACATGACACTAGGCTATACAATGGAGGAATACTTTGTTGAGTGCGCCAAGGAGCATGAATATGATCAGGCGGACGCAGAAAGCACGTTATTTAAACGTGAGTTGCCTGATATTAAAACAGCATTCTATATTGTAAACAGAAAAAGCTTCTATCCTGCTACAATAACAGATGATGATTTACGCAAATACTTCGTTACATGGGATGGTGTAAATTCATTAATCGCGCGTATTGTAGACTCAATGTATAATGGTGATAACAAAGATGATTATAATTACATGAAATCCGCTTTAGTAACACATTATGAAAATGGATACATGAAGATCGTTAATACAAATGCGGTGACTGATACAGACACAGCGAAAGAATTAGCGCGTAAAATTACAGAATATGCTTCTTATTTAACCGAGCCAACAAATGAATATAACGCAATGGCAGTCACAAAACAAAATGATTATGAAGATATTTACGTTATTTTAAACGGAAAATCAAATAGTTATTTAAACATTGACTGGTTAGCTCAGACATTCCAGTTAGAGTTTGCGGAATTTAAAGCACACGTACTAGTATTACCAACATTACCAAGTACTACACAAGGTACTATTGAAGCATTAGTTGTCGATAGTGAAATTTACAGAGTGTTTGATCAGAAATATTCTGTGGGCGTTGCTTACAATGCTAAAGGACTATATTGGAATTACTTTCTACATCACTGGGAAGGCATTGCGACATCTAGGTTCGCAAACGCAATTGCCTTTGTATCTGGAAGCGTAACAGAAAAAGTTACAGCAATTTATTCTAACCCGCAAGTTGTACAGGTTAAAAAAGATGGTAGTGTAACAGTTCCATTTACAGTTCAAACTAATGGATTAAACGCGCCTATTAGTTTAACTGCTACATCTAGTGCGCCAACTATGGTAAGCGCAACTTTAACGGATGATTTAAGACATGTGAATATTAAAGGTTTATCAGCAATTACTACTGAAGGTTTAGCAACTGTTACTATTAAAGATACAAAATTTAATGTAACTTGTGACATTAAAGTTGTATATAACGCATAATTGTGATATTATATGTATGGACATTGAGTCCTCCTTTCATCTATTTTTTATTTAGAAAAAGAGTTCATTTAGAACTCTTTTTTCTTTTTTATTTAAAATTAGTTGAACATTCAACTATTTTTTATTATGATAGAAAAAGAAAGAGGTGATTAAAATGAAAATTATTCTAGTGGCATTGGTTTTTAATGGTTTGGACCTTATTACTGGAATTGTTGGAGCAATTAGGGATGGCGAACAAATTAAGTCTAGTAAATTAAGAGATGGATTATTTAAAAAGGTTGGTTTTATCTTTTGTT